CCAAACCAAAAACAGGGGTCTATATATATAAATAGTAATATATATATAAAAGAAAATAAATATATATCTAAAAACTATATAGAGCCAAAATTGAAAAAGGAAAATATGCCAAAACGTAAATTTTCTATCCCAACAACTGAGGATATTCTTCTGCAGACTGTTATCCCTGATGAGCTGAAATATTTAAATGGATTTCAGGAAGTCTGGGCTGAGTGGGTTCAGTATAAACAAGATGAGTGCATGGATGTCTCTGGTAACGCAAAGCCCTGGAATACAGTTCAAGCAGGTCAAAGATTCTTAAACCAAATTAAGAATGAGCATAATAAAGGCAGAGATGTTTGCCATGTGATTAGACAGTCTCTTTTGAATCAGTGGGTAGGCATCAGATTTGATCTGGTCCCTGATCCTAAACAAGCTCCTTTAGGGAAATCAAAGGACCAGGTTTCAGCACTAGACCAAGCATGGCACTCATTAACAACGAATACTAAAGAAGTTGAGTATGGCACAAGTTGAAATTCCGATTCAGTTAAAAGTTTTATTGAAAGAAAAACTGGAGGAAAACAATCGAAAGTTTGGATTTGAAATCTCAGTTGATAATTTTTGTGCTATGGCAATTCGGGAGAGGATGGAGAGATGTTTTACTGAGCCGAAGAAAAGAAAGTGATATTAAAAGAGTGCATGGTTTGTAAAGAAAAATACAAACCCAACAGAAATCAGTATAAAAAGCAAAAATATTGCTCATTGAAATGCAAAGAAAAAGCAAGGTACTTTAGAGCAATCGAGCAAGGTAAACCCAAAAGAGGGGGTTATTCAAGATCCACATATATAAGAGTTTGGATGAAAGCCAGGGGGGAAAAAGACTTCACTGCACCATGTGCATTTTGTGGCAAAAGATTAGCAGTAGATGATGGATTTCATTTAGCTCATACGAGACCCAGGCACTTGTTGTCTTTTGAGGAAACAAAGTCTGAGGATTATTTAAAAATTTCATGCCCCAGTTGCAATCAAGCGATGGGGCAAATGACTGAAGAAGATTTTTTAGGAGAGAAAAAGTGAAAACACACTTGGATTTATTTTCTGGTATAGGAGGATTTGCATTAGCGTGTAGGTGGGTAGGAATTAAAACAGTTCAATTCGTTGAGATTGATGAATTTTGTCAAAAAGTATTAAAAAAAAATTTTAAAGGAGTACCAATACATGAAGACATTAAAAGTTTTAGAGCAGATGGAATTGTTTCCCCTTTCCTCCTCACAGGAGGTTGGCCGTGTCAACCATTCAGCCAAGCAGGGAAAAGACTCGGCAAGGCAGATCCTAGACACCTCTGGCCAGAAATGCTTAGAATCACTCGAGAATGTAGGCCAACTTGGATTCTTGGTGAAAATGTTAGTGGGCACATCAAGCTGGGCCTCGAAGAAGTGCTTACTGACTTGGAAGGTGAAGGATACGATTCCCAAGTATTCCATATTGGAGCTGTGGCCAAAGATGCACCACATCGAAGAATGCGACTCTGGATTGTGGCCCACTCCAACTCAGGACTCGGCAACCGAGAGAGAAAAGAAATATGCACAGGGAGGAACTCCCCTGACAATGGCAGTAAAGTTGTGGCCGACTCCGACAGCAAACGAAGATGCTTGCGGAAAACCAACAGGGAAGATGCAGAAGATGTTGGGGAACCATCCAGATGTGAGGAAAACTGGGAAGGGGAGCTTGAATCCAGACTGGGTGGAACATTACATGATGGGGTATCCGAGAGACTGGACCAAGATTGGTGGATAGATGAACCTTTGGATATTCCTAGAGTTGGTGAAAAAATTCCTGACCGAGTTAAAAGATTAAAAGCCATTGGGAATGCCATTGTGCCAAAATTGGCATACGAAATAATAAGGTGGATGAGATAAACATTAATAATAAAGGTAATCATGGATGATGAAGCATATAAAGCCCTGCTACAAGGTCTGAAGCGTTGTGAAATGAATTTTCACTCTCATACCCGAGAATTTGGCAAGCTCACCGAAAGAGACATTGCATTTTGGGCTGAAGGGCTTGCAGATTTTACTGCTGAAAGAATAGCTTCAGCATTTCATGGTCACATATCTAATGAAAGTTTTTTCCCTACAATAAAAGATATCAGGCATGGCACTGATCGAAATCCTGCACGAATGGCTTGTGAAGACCATAAATACCTGCAAAAACTCGAAGAAGATCGAAGACTATTACCTGCACCAGAAAGAAAAAGAATTCCAATGCCAGATAATATGAAAAATCTCCTTAAAAAACTGCAGTCGGATGTTAAAAATGGCACGAATTCATATGCAGAATTCAAGAGAGAAATAAATGCTAACTCTTGAATTGCCATTCCCAGTATCTGTGAATCAGTATTGGAAAATAGCAGGTAAAAGAATGATTAAATCTAAAGTTGCCAGGGCATATATAGCAGAAGTTACAATGCTTTTTTTAGAAGCAAAAGCGAGGCATGGTATAAAACCTTTTGGTCCCGATGATGATTTGTCGATAGCGATAGCTGTTCATTATCCTATGAAAAAAGGTAGAGCAAATGATTTGGATAATCTGACTAAAATCTGCATTGATGCCTTGGAAACTGCAGGTGTTTTTCCAGACGATAATCAATTTAGACATGTTCAAATCTCGAGGGAAAAAGCAAGGGGGAAAGGGTCAAAAGGACTAGCAAGAGTAACGATTAAAAAGTGTAAGCCAGAACTCAAACTGGATGATAAAACATTTAAGGTAGCAGGGTTGTGACTAATTACGATATTGATGAAATTGAGAGACAGGCAAATTCTCCAGAGCATTATTCACAGGAGATTGAACCAATTGATTATATCTTAGCCAATGAATTGGGGTTTTGTGAAGGCAACATCATTAAGTATGTGACCAGATATCCTAATAAAGGAGGTATACAGGATCTCATGAAAGCAAAGAAATATATTGATATCTTGATTGATCAGGAAATTAAAAGCAATGACTGACAAAGAGTATTTAAAGAAAATGCAATCAAAAGAGTATAAGAGGATAAAAGATCATTTGGAACGATTGAAAAAACTACACGAAGAATCAAAGGGGAAATAGTTATGCCTGGCATGCCTATCAGAAAAAGAAGAAGAGCTAGAGAAGCTAGGATGTGGTCAGATCCTGAGTTCTGGGACACTATATTTAATGGTTACTCAGAGTTTGGGTCACTACCTAAGATGGCTCGAGAATTAGAAGTCCCTTACAAGAGTTTATATCACCAGATTACTAGTAATGATGAGTTAAATAATCGTTATAAAGAAGCTAAGAGAGCATATGCAGAATTGTCAGCATCTGAGATAGTCGGGATTGCTGAAAAGCTAGAAAAAGGATTAATAGATCCTGCTAGTGCTAAAAGTATTATTAATGCTAAACAGTGGGTCTGTGAGAAATATGCTCCTATAGAATATGGGCAAAGGCAATCGATCGATATGCAAGTCACTGATGGCACTCAACTTCATCTCGAAGCTCTCAGGAATCAAATGAAGATGAATACACCGAAGGATATTACACCAGAGCAAAAGAAAATTGATTAGGCTACATGTAACACTGCCAATGTTAGATACATTGGATGATTTAATAGACCTGGCAAAAGATCTTCCTGATGAGAAGACCAGGGGCATATCTAGGCTACAGCTCTCGCAACTCGAGACTGTAGTCCAGGATAAGTTCAAAGATATTGACAAGGGAAGAGTTAAACCTTTTTATGGAGAAAATTATGATAACTGAAAGCCATCCTTATAAGCATTATATAATCAAGACTAAGAATGTTGATAAGTTGAAATTGAGAGATCAAATTAATATGGGGATAAAGGAATATTTGGAAGCAGGAAAGAAGATAGAAGTATTACCTAAAGGTCCAGAATCTAAAACTTTGACTGTGGGATTGAAAGATTGTATTTGGGAAGAAAGAGCAGGTGTTGCAGACTTTTTTGATAATTCAGTTGATGTAGAAGAACTAGCTAATGATTTGGAACAATATCTATAAATCTAACTATATATATATATATATATATATAAGAGCTTATATCTAAAAGAATATAGATAGAGAGATATAGAAGAAGTAAATATAAAGAAAGATATAGATAAAGAGAGAGATATATAGAAAGAGAGAGATATAGAGAGATATATAGAGAGAGAGAAATAAATATATATATAGAGAGAGATATATATATAGAGAGAGAGAATAGAGAATAAATATAGTTTATTAACTCTCATATAGCTCTTCACATGTGTGTATGCGATGTTTTTCACATTACTATTATATTTTATTCAATGTTATCAGTATTATACAGGATAATGTTCAATAATGTTCTTTTTGAACATGGGGGATTAGTAACCAGAGGGACTCGTAAGTCATTGATTTTATTAGAACATAGGGTCATAACCCCCCTGGGGTACTCGGTGGGGTCTGGCAGTTGTCATAGTTCACAAATACCCCTCCCCAATTTTTGAAAATTTATGGAATTTCCAAAATTAGGTACTAATATTTCTTTTTTACTCGAGGATCATTTACATAGTGGGTCCACTCGTAATGTTAATGCAAGGATTATTTCGAGATCAGGTTTATTTTTAAAATGTTTGGATCTTGATGATCCTTCTTTGGAGTATCGTATTTTTTATGACAAAAATTTTATCGTCATCGGAGATGTTGGATGATCTTAAAAAACAAATCAGGGAATCAGGTTCCTCCCTCACATTTTGTAGGGATGCTTCCCAGGCAAAAAAATTATGTAAATTTCTTGAAGAAAAGCTACCAGATTATTTGGGGGTTTGTATACTCAGAGAGAAACAGGTAAATGTCTTCAGAATTTCAGAATCAGGAAATATCCAGACCACTGATTCATCTGACTTCATCCGAGATGGAAGTGGGGGCAATGATGGGTCTAAATCGGCAACTAAGATGCCTGAACGTGTCAAAAAATGGAGAGAGCAAACTTTCTGAATATATTTCAAAGTGGGGTGATCCTGGTAAGAACACCTTATGGGGGAATCATATTGAAGGTGCATTAGGAGAAGTTGCTGTTGCAAAATTTTTAAATAAATATATTTCTGGAGCAACAGCGTTTGGAGAAGTGGATGTGGGTGAATATTATGAAGTTAGAACAGTTTCAAGTGATTTCCACAAATTATTTTTAAAAAAAACAGATAAGAAGGATAAGTATTATATTCTCGTAAGAGGAAAATTAGGAGTTTATCGGATTTGGGGGTACATAACTGCATATGAGGTTTTTGCTGACCCTAGTTTGTTTCATAATAATGGGGGTAGGACCACATATTCATATTGGGTTCCTGATGATCGTTTACATTCAATTATTGATATTCCAGATGAAGAGCCATGTCAAATAATATTTTCGTAGAATTTATTGAAAAGTACAGGAATGATCCAGTTTCTTTTGTGAGAGAGATTTTAGGATCTGAACCTGACCCCTGGCAAAAAGAGTTGATGGAAGCATATTTAGTGGAAAGAGCATGTTTTGTAAAATCTGGACATGGAGTAGGCAAGAGTACTTGTGCAAGTTGGATAATGTTGCATCACATGGTTTGTGGGAGTTACCCACAAAAGACTGTTTGTACAGCTCCAACTAATTCTCAGTTGCAGGATGCTTTGTTTGCAGAATTTAAGACTCAGCTTGGTATGTTACCAGTTGCCCTTAAAAATCTGTTTGAAGTTTTTTCGGACCGAGTAGTTTTAAAAAGTGATCCTTCTGGTTCTTTTTTATCAGTCAGAAATTCAAGAAAAGAGAATCCAGAAAGTTTGCAGGGTGTTCATTCATCAGGAAAAGTTTTACTCGTTGTAGATGAAGCAAGTTCTATCCCACAAGAGGTATGGGATAGTGCAGGAGGTAGTCTTTCAGGGAATGCCACTCTAATTTGTTTGGGGAATCCAACCAGGTCAGAAGGTTACTTTTATGATGCTTTTATGAAACATCGTGGAAAGTATTGGACCAAAACAGTCAGTTGTGAAGATTCCCCGAGGGTTTCAAAGGAATATTGTGAAGAAATGGCTGATAGATATGGAAAAGACAGTTCTACCTACCAAATTCGTGTGTTAGGGGAGTTTCCTAGCACCTCTGAAGATACTATTATTTCAAATGAATTAGTGGAAAGTGCAGTTATGAGAGATGTTCAGCCAACAAAAGGACCTGTTATTGTGGGTCTTGACATCGCTAGGTTTGGTTCGGATCGTTCTGCATTGTGTAAAAGAGTTGGAAACACTGTAATAGAGCCTATTAAATCCTGGGCAAAACTGGACACTATGGCATTAACAGGTGCAGTTTATAATGAGTATCAAAAAGATCGAGAAAATAATTTAGATTGGGAATTTATTTATGCCGATGTTGTAGGAATTGGTGCAGGGACATGTGATCGTTTATCGGAATTAGGATTACCAGTAATTGGCATAAATACAGGAGAGAGTGCTTCTTTAAGTGGACAATATAAAAATTTAAGATGTGAATTGTGGCATAAGGCCAAAGATTGGTTTGAAAAAAGACATTGCAGAATACCTAGAGATGAAAGATTAATGTTTGAACTTTGTTCTCCAAGGTATACTTATGAATCGTCAGGAAAAATTCGGATGGAAACCAAATCTGAAATGAAGAAGCGTTTAGGACACAAAGGTTCCCCTGACTTTGGTGATGCTTTTGTGCTTACTTTTTCAGGAACTAATGCAACATCGCAAGGATTATCACAATCCTGGTCAAAGCCTATCAAAAGAAACCTCCAAGTTATCTAATACAATAGACCCTTCTAGTCAATATTTCAGTGATATAATGTAAAAAATGCCTATGCCCTAGCATAGGAACCATCAAAAAAATTCTACACAGACAGATCTGA